GTTAAACGAGGCAGTGAAGAATTCCAAGGGTATAACAAACCTAAGAGAACTCCCGGACACCCAAGTAAGAGTCATGCAGTCTTAGCCAAAGAAGGTGAAGAGGTTAAGCTCATACGCTTCGGACAGCAAGGTGTTGTAGGCAGTCCTGATGGTTCAGCTCGTAACGAAGCCTTTAAAGCTCGTCACGCTAAGAATATTGCCAAAGGTAAGATGTCAGCAGCTTACTGGGCTAACAAAGTTAAGTGGTGATATAAATGCAATGTCCAATTGAAACACAAGACGTTAAAGAGAACCTCAAGAAGCGTGACTGGGCGTTTAAGAACGTAGGTTATGGCCCAGCTAATCCTGAGCTATCTAACGGTGCTTTCTGGAACGATAAAGCTAATGAGTGGCAGACAAGTGTAGCTCAAGCTAAGTCAATGCGCTGTGGTAACTGCTCAGCCTTTATCCAGACTCCTGAGATGATGGAATGTATCCGCTCAGGGATTGATGCTGAGAAGGATAGTTACGCTCAGGACGTAGTAGATTCAGCTAAGCTAGGCTTCTGTGAACTCTTTGATTTCAAATGTGCAGCAGATAGGACTTGCAGTGCATGGTTAGTAGGTGGCCCTATCACGTCAAGTAAGGATGTCGAGATAACTGACATTGCTGAAGACGATACAACAAAGGATATGTAATATTATGGATGAGATTGGTAAAGATAGTCCTTTCGAGGAACCTACAGAGTCTGAGAAGGAACTTACCTCTTGGATTGTAGACCACACTGAGCGTTGGCGTGATCATCGTGACGCTAACTACATGGATGCTTGGCAAGAGTACGAGCGTATCTTCCGTGGTCAGTGGGCTGCTGAGGATAAGCAACGAGACTCTGAGCGTTCACGTATCATCTCTCCAGCTTCTCAGCAAGCTGTTGAGACTCGTCACGCTGAGATCATGGAAGCTATCTTTGGTCAAGGTGAATTCTTTGACATCCAAGATGACGTTAAAGATGTAGACGGTAATCCTCTAGATGTTGAACAAATTAAGGTTCAGCTCCATGAGGACTTTAAGCGTGACAAGATTAAGAAATCCATTGACCAGATTGAGTTGATGGCTGAGATTTATGGTACAGGTATTGGTGAGATCATTGTCAAGTCTGAGAAGGAATATACTCCAGCTACTCAGGCAATTCCCGGCATTGCTAACGCAGCAGCTATCGGTGTTCAAGAGAAAGACCGTGTTGCAGTTAAGATCAAGCCTGTCAATCCTAAGAACTTCCTTATTGATCCTAATGCTGATTCCGTGGACGATGCTTTGGGCGTTGCTATCGAGAAGTACGTATCCATTCACAAGGTGGTTGCAGGTATTGAAAGTGGCATATACAAGAAAGTAGATATCACACCTCAGTTTGATGACTCAGACTTGGAGCCTACACAGGATCTGCGTAACTTTGAAGATGACAAGGTTAAACTCCTGACTTACTACGGCCTTGTGCCTCGTGAGTACTTGGAAGACTTGGAAGACAGTGAAGTTACAGACCTCTTCCCAGATGACTCCGTAGCTGATGAGCACTCAGATCTCGTAGAAGCCATTGTCGTTATTGCTAATGACTCAATCCTATTGAAAGCTGAAGCTAATCCTTACATGATGAAGGATCGTCCAGTCATCGCTTACCAAGACGATACAGTTCCCGGTCGTTTCTGGGGTCGTGGTACGATGGAGAAGGCCTACAATATGCAGAAAGCTATTGATGGTCAGCTTCGTGCTCAGATGGATTCAATGGCATTGACTACAGCTCCCATGATTGCCATGGATGCTACACGTCTGCCTCGTGGTGCTAAGTTTGAGATTAAGCCCGGTAAGGCTATCTTGACTAATGGTTCACCTTCTGAGATCTTGTATCCTTTCAAGTTTGGTCAGACTGATGGTAGTTCAGCAGTTGCAGCGCAGAACTTTGAGCGTATGCTCTTGCAAGCTACAGGTACAGTTGACAGCGCAGGTATGCCCTCCAATGTTCCTCGTGATGCAGGTGCTGGTGGTATGTCTATGGCTATGGCAGGTATCATCAAGAAGTACAAGCGTACCTTGAGTAACTTCCAAGAAGACTTCATGATCCCGTTCATTAACAAAGCTGCCTTCCGTTATATGCAGTTTGACAGTGAGCGTTATCCATCAGTTGACATGACATTCATCCCCACAGCTACTTTAGGTATCTTGGCACGTGAATTTGAGCAACAACAGATGATTGGCTTGTTGCAAACCTTAGGCCCCAACACACCAGTACTGCCATTGATCCTTAAAGGTATCTTGCAGAACAGTTCATTGTCTAACCGTGGTGAGTTGATGGCTGCTTTGGATCAGATGTCACAGCCTAATCCTCAAGCTGCACAGGCTGCACAGGCTCAGCAGATGGCTCAAATGCAGCTGGCACAGGCTCAAGTGGCTGACTTGCAGTCTAAGGCTCAGAAACAACAAGCTGAAGCTCAGAAAACCATGATTGAAGCTCAAATGATCCCTGAAGATCACCGAGTTAAGGTCATTCAAGCTGCTGCAACGAACATTGATCAAAGCAGTGACTTTGATAAACGCTTGAAACTGGCTGACATGATGCTAAAAGAGAAGTCAGTTAACCTGAAAGCTGCTGATATTGCCTCAAATGAGCGTATTGCCAGCCTTCAGATGATGAATAAACAAAATAAAATGTAAAAATACTTGACAAAGTGTTGTTTTTATGCTACAATAACACTATTGTTAAGTAATTAATAGAAAGGTTCTCCTTAAATGGATAAAGAACTAAAACCATGCCCTGTTTGTAACACAATAGACCATCCTAAATCTACGAATAAAGGCCATTTATGCAGGCCTTGTGCCAAAAAAAGGACGGAACGTTGGATTGAAGCAAACCCAGAAAGATTTTTCTTTAATCAATTAAAATCTAAGTATGGGATTGAAAAAGAACAGTATTTGGGAAAACTTATTAAACAAGGAGGCCGTTGCAAAATTTGTTTAGAGGTTGAGACAGACACAGATAAACGTACTGGAAAAGTGAAAAGTTTAGCAGTAGACCACAATCACGATACTGGACAAATACGAGATCTGCTCTGTAAAAAATGTAATACAGCTTTAGGGCTTCTTAAAGAAGATCCAAAACGTATTCAAAATATGCTCAACTATTTGGATGAACACAATGGCTCTTGATAAGGAATTACAAGTTTACTACGAAGAAACCTTTAATACCATGAGTACTAAGGGTTGGGGCTTCTTAATTGAAGACTTCGAGAAGATTAAGGCTAGTTTAAACGACATTTCCACTGTCACGGACACACAAACACTTTATTTCCGCAAAGGACAGTTGGATATTCTTGAATTAGTTTTAGGGCGTAAGGCTACGTGTGAGAAAGTGTATGAGGAGTTACAAGATGAGTAAACGCATCTATGACTTCATATGCCCTAACGATCATGTAACTGAATCGCTAGTTGATAGTGATCATACCACTGCTAAATGTAAGGTATGTAGTAAGGACGCTATCAGGGTTGTATCCTCCCCAAGGATAAAGCTGGATGGTTGCTCAGGCGATTTCCCTTCAGCTTCCGACAGGTGGGTACAAGTACGGGCTGAAAAGCTCAAACAAGAAAAGAAACAGAACGCATCCCACGTGGGTGACTAACTCTGAATTCAATTATAAAACTCCTAGAACCCGTCAAGGGCAGGATGAAAGGTAGGTATGGCTCTCATTGATAATGAAGAACTGGGTAAGAGCGAATTAGACGCAGTAGACGAACAGCAACAGACAGCTCGTGAAACAGCTCCTGTACCAACTCAAGAAGATGCTCCAAAGATTCCCGATAAGTATCGGGGTAAAAGTTTAGAGGACATCGTGACAATGCACCAAGAGGCTGAAAAGCTCATTGGTAGGCAAGCTCAGGAAGTAGGTGAAGTTCGACGCTTGGCTGATGAACTCATTAAACAACAACTCTCCACTAAGCAAACGACACAGCCTCCAGTAGTAGAGAATGAGATAGACTTCTTTGAAGACCCTAAGTTAGCGGTTCAAAAAGCAGTAGCAAATCATCCCGATGTATTGGCAGCTA